TGTTTAACGTCCTGTACCGTTTTTCAGGCATAAAAAACCCGCCCGGAGGCGGGTTTAAGCTGTGTGGCGAAGCAACCACTCTTAACAGAATATCCCGTTTTTTACGTACGTAAAATATTTTCTAGAAAGTCGCCCCTTACCATCAGGGATGTTCAATATATTTGTCCATTTCTAACCGGACACCCAACATCATCAACATTCCTTCCACCACCCCCTCGGCTTTTTGTAGCTTCTTTCCTATATAACCATCTGAGCATCCATGCTTCCGCGCCAGCGTCATGAATGTCATCCCAAACACGTAGTAGTCAACCAGCAAGTCATGTAGATCGTTGTTGTTCCGGTTAAGGCGGGCCATACACCCACATATAACCATCGCGTCATCGTCACAGCATTGCGGGCGGGATTTTACTTTTGAAGGGATTAATCCCTTAAAACCGGCAGCAATGGACGACCAGGTCACATCCTCATGATTATTAGCCACCCACGCGCCCCAGCGCTCAAGAACCTGCTGAATATCACGCATCACTGTCTTTACCCCTGTCCCATCCACGATGAACAATCAGAACACCATCAACAATGGCGTGCCCTTTGCCCTCTTTATCTTCAGCATATTTTCTTACCGTGGCGCGATTACAGTTCAGCATTCGTGAAACTTCGGTCATATTACCTCGTGTCTGGATAAGCAGTTCCGGTATCGTTTGAATTTTGACGCTCATCAAATACTCTCCGGTTCGGTGATTTTTATCCCGGGCTTTCCACCAGGGACATAATGATCGCGCACAAGCCAGGGCAAAACAAACTCATGGCGCATCAGCGCAGCGCCTCCTGCACCAGTTTTTCAAACTTTCCGACTCTGGTTTCCAGCTCTGCCACACAGTCCACCAGCTCATCTACTGCTTTCTGTGCGCGATGCTTCGCCTGCATCAGTTCCCGAAGCGCGGGTACCATATCTTTACGGATAGCATCTTTTGTTATGCCCGTTTTTTCGAGTTGTTCAGCATGACGCAGCATTTCCTGCGCGTGTTTACGCAATTGTTCAGGGGTAAAAGTCATTGTCTGGTTGTTCAAAAGAAACGCTCCATCTTACTGCTGTCAGTTCGTTTATTACTGTATCTGCGCGGATTGCCGGGCTTCATGGGAGTGGAAAGCACCCGTGCACTTTCCTGGTCCACAGGCAGAAAATGTCCGTTATAAAAACGCCGGTAAATCGTTCCCAGAGAACCGTTACGTTGTTTCGTGATATTGATTTCTGCGATGCCCCTGGCCTGCGTATCCGGGTTGTACACTTCATCCCTGTAAAGCATCAGAATGATGTCTGCATCCGCCTCTATTTCTCCGGAATTTTTCAGGTCTGAGTTCATGGGACGTTTATTGGGTCTGGACTCCACACCGCGGGAGAGCTGGCTCAGCGCAATCAACGGAAAACCACCGGATTTTGCCAGGCCTTTAAGCCCCTTTGAGATTTCACCCACGGCAAGGTCATGACGCCCCGTGGTTCGGGTTTTTATCAGCCCGAGATAATCAACCACCACCAGCGCCGTTTCCGGATATTTAATCAGGTGGTGTTTCGTTGTTGCGCATATCTCATCAATGGCCAGGTTCGCCTGGTCCACCATCCAGATATTGCGCCCGGTCATCCGCCCCACCCCTTGTGAGAAACGCGTCCAGTCTTCATCTTCAAAGTGAGCCACAGATTTCAGGCGTGATACTGGCATCCCTCCAGCCGCAGACACCATACGTTCACCAATCTGGATGTTCGCCATCTCCATGGTGAACAGAAGCACACCATGCCCCTGCTCAGTCACCTTGTCGATGATGTCCAGCGCAAGTTCGGTTTTCCCCATCGAAGGACGGGCGGCAATGAATACCAGGTCTCCGGGCTCCATACCGCCTGTTTTTGCGTCCAGTTCATCAATACCGGTCATCAACGTCCTGGATTTCTCCAGCCCCTGATTCCGGCATTCAACACGCTCAACCACTTCCGGAAGCACATCATCAATATGTACCGGCTGAATGACGCCCTTTCCTGTCGACAGTGTGACCATCATGTTCTGCGCATCCTTCAGGGCATCTTCAGCTGCTTCACAGGTATGCGCATCACGTAATTTCTGCAGCGCCTCATTCAGTGTTTTTTCTGCATCGCGCAGTGCGGCATTGCGCCGCAACGCTGCAACATAGTGCTCCAGTGAAGACTTCACCCAGGTTTTACGCCCGGTATCAGTAATCACCGGGGCAAGTTCCGGCATCTCATTACACAACAGCACGGGGTCAATCACTCCTGAAACACGGGCCTGTCTGCAGATGCCTGTATAGATATCCTGATACGCTCGTACAGAAAAAACGTCCGCTGGCAGTGTGGCCAGAATATCCATCACTTCAGGATCTGCTCCGCGCAGAAAGAACGCGCCGATGACAGCGCCTTCAAGGTCATCGTTACGCCATACTGGAGTTGTCATGCAGCCACACCTCTGATACGAGAACGGTAACTGGGCCAGTTAAACGACAACCAGTTGCGTCCCCCGTCTGTGATCCTGTCGGCAATTCGGGGACTGATGAACGCCCACAACTCTTCCGGTGAGAGGTTACTGATCAGAATGGTGGGCAAGATACTTTCGTACCTGGCGTTGATAATTTCCTGCAAAATAGCCATTTCAGCCGCGCTGCCAAACTGAACGCCAACTTCGTCGATGATCAGCAAATCCATTGACGCATAACGCTCAATAACTTCATCCGCTGTTTTTTCGCTGTCATTCCGCCAGCAATTTTTCACAGCACGGGTAAGGCGCATCACGTCGGTGATCTCCACACTGGCCAGATAGTTACGGATGATGTGTTTTGCCATAGCCACAGCCAGATGATTTTTTCCGGTACCACAACTGCCGGTCATAACAAGACTGGTACCGTTCTCCAGCATATCTGGCCAGTTCTCCGCATAGCGGCGACAGGCCGCAAGATTTCTGGCTGCGCCAGGATTAACCTCCAGATAATTATCAAACTCGCAGTCCCGAAAACGCAGGGCAATTCCGGCGTTATCAGTCAGCTCTTCCGCCTTGATGGACGACAGCTCCATGGTCAAATCGTTGGCCTCAGCGATTAAGCAGTCAGGGCAGCATGAAATTTCTTCTCTGTCCTCGCCATTACGATCGCTCCACACCAGTATATGCGTGTGATATTCGCCATGTTTTTCGCAATATCCGCGACCTTCACGCATCAGGCAGGAACGATAAGGCCATGGCTTTTCGCCCTTCTGAGCAAATGCAATCTCTGCCCGTAACTCATCCATTCGCGCCTGTAGTCTTTTTTGTTGTTCACGCAGGTTAAACGTCATCATCGCTGTCACCTCAGAATGTCTGAAGTGGCACACTGAATTTGGCCACCTGAACAGAGGTGATATGCTCACCTCAGAACA